GACACGATCACTTGCCTCTGAGAGGTCAAGTGTCGCCAAGTTGCCAGTGAGTGAGCCCTTCCGGGCCATCCGCTGATTTGGCGACTGGTCGTCAGGAGTGATAAACTTGGAAACAAGTTTGTCCTGTTCGACTAGATTGACCCATGCTTCGAGAATCCCTTGCTGCACATACTGCATGCAGGTCGGTTCTTCAGCGATGAGTCGAGGTGTCTTGGGTGTTTTAGGGACATGAGTTACCTTTACAGGTATCTCATCCCGGGGTGACAGGAACTGGACCCTCTCTAGGGCTCTCCAAGACCTAGAGTTCGGCAGGAGGTAGTCCACTTGGTGGAATCCTCCATGTTCGAGGCGCTCGTACCATTTGATGTTGGTACCTCGTAGATCGTACTTTTCGTTCCCGAACAGACGATCTGCGGTTGCGCCGGGGCCGTGCTTTGGAGTAAGCGCACCATGGGTATGGAGATTATCCAACCCATGGAAAACGTCACTCCAAATACGAGCAGCCATCTGAGAAAAGGATTCCATATCCTCTTGGGATACTTCATCCATGATGGCTTCGAGTTCCGTGTCCGTGTCGACGAACTGTCTGTATGCGTCATCGATTCTCCTTTCGGAGCATTCGAGCCGCATCTTAGACATCAGTCGCGATAGCTGTCGTACTGCTACGATAGCGTCAACTGAGGGTTCGTCGAGCAAGACGCCAGTCTCTCTCGAGAAGATCAGGTCGAAGAATCCACCCAGAAATATGGGGGTCTTCTGACGACGTCGGAAACCGATGAAGTCATTTGGACCGATCAGTTCAGCGCCAAGGCAGTTATCAAACTCCTTGGCGAACTGAGGGAGGGTAATCGTGAAAAACGACATTCCCTCTGTCTTCTCTCGAGCCGCGGCATTCAAAATGTCGCGGTAGGTGCTTACCTGGCATCGCTCGCCGAGTTCTATGGCGAGCTCCTTCCAGAGCAACATGGGGCTTTTCACATGCGCCGCCTTTCTGTGCGGTTGTCATGATCCTGTCTCATGTTGATCCAGCAATGCTCCAACTTCGGGAGCTGACTCTCGTCAGCTCTCGCCGCCGACCAGCTTGGTCAGGTTGGCACCGCTAGTAGCGGTGAGGTTGGCCAGGAAGCCATCCAGGACTGCCTTGGCAGTCGCAGCGTCGTAGCCCGGAGGAATGTCTACCGTAAGGTAAGCAGTCATAGACTGCGTGACATTCTGACCGGACACGAGAGGATTCGCGACAAGCGTATCCACCTGCATGCGGATGGTGTGACGGTGACGACGACCGTACGTGTGGGAGATGTCCCACTGGTACGCACGGTCAGAAGTCGCGTACTTCTTACCCGTGAGGGTGTTAGAAGTACCATTCAGGGTCTTTGCAGACCCTGAAATGGTCACAGTCTGGGGATCAGCGAACATGAGATTGCTCTTTCTGGTGGGGACAGCGTATGTTTTACGCTGTGTGTGGTGAACCTAGATGGCTTGTGGCCAACATCAGTCCGGTTACTCTCCTCAGTATTTAGGGAGAGAGCGGGGCGTCTTGGTCATGCCAAGAGCCGCTAGGATCGACCACTGTCTTGTGGACAGCTGTGATTCGGTCAACCCAAATCCAAATGGGTTCGCTTTCTCACGACGCTTCCGAATTCCTTGGAAAGTGTCTTGAGACGCCATCGGCCAGGGCCCATATTTTGGGCGTATCTGGTTACGGCGCTGCAACGTCCTGGTTGTTTCTTCCATGACGTAGCCATAGCGAAGGACCAGTCCATCTTTCTGGAATGCTGATACGTTGCCTAGCAACGGACCAACATTGGCAAACCAGTCGATGAACCAGCTCCATGGTGCTAGATTCCACAATACCTCTGGATTAAGA